TTTTACTTTTGGCACTTTGTTAAATTTTTAACAATCTCCCCAACGAGGGCGAGCGCCGGGATCCGGGATCGGGGATCCGGGAACCGGGATCTGGGATCAGGTAACCGAGCGCCGGGATCCGGGATCGGGGATCCGGGAACCGGGATCTGGGATCAGGTAACCGAGCGCCGGGATCCGGGATCGGGGATCCGGGAACCGGGATCTGGGATCAGGTAACCGAGCGCCGGGATCCGGGATCGGGGATCCGGGAACCGGGATCTGGGATCAGGTAGCCGAGCGCTGCCGGGATCCTGTCGAGTCTGCCGGGAACGTGTAAGCGGCGCCCGAGTGGTCTATCAAACAAGCATTCGAGCGGCGGCGGCTTCGCCAATCGAACATAAAATTTGTTGGAAAAAAGTTGGGGAAGGTATTGCAAAAAATTTGTATTTATGGTATAATAATATTGTGAAATGAAAGAGGTGCATTTTTATGACTGATAAACAATTAATAAATCAATTAAAAATTTTTAACAGTTCAGTAAAAAACAAATCAGTAAAAGCGAATATAAAAAGAATTATCAAAGCAATGGAACACGCGGACGCACCCGAGAGAGCAAAGGCGCGAACGCTAGCCAAACGCACAAGTCTTTTTATCGAAACATCAAAAAAAAGAGGTATCAAATCTCTTGAATATTATCAAAGTGGTAGATACCAAAAAGACATACAAAAAGTAAAAGCAAAAATAAGACGCGAAAAAAAGAAAACAGGCAAAGATATTATACCAAAACAAGACATTAAAACGCTTTCAAAGCAACAGCTTCAAAGCTTCAACAAGAATTTCAGAAAAAAAGTACTATATATTGACCCTGACACAGGCGAAGTAATAACCAAAAAACAGGTTGACAAAGAAGTAAAAAGGCTCAGAGAGCAGAAAAAAGCAGAACAAAAAGCAATAATACAAAACGCAATTAACAGAGTAAACAGCCTACCGGATAGGTATAACGACTTCAAAAACAAATTTATTGAAAAGGTAGAAAAATTTGCAACCGAAAACGATCTTGAACATCTAGCTAACCAATTACAAGCGGAGGCTTATAGCGGTGGTGTTCCATATGCTGATTGGGTATACAGAGGAAGTCAAGAAGTAATTGGAAACGCTGAGCCTAACCAAACGGAAGAATTAGAGTATAATCAAGATGAATTTTTACTTGACACTTTTTATTAATTAATACAGGTGTGATATGAATTATTCAAACTCAAAAAGAGCCAAAAGGAACAAATACAAAAGACCATTTCCGGAAATTCTCGTTGCAGATTTTGAGACAACAACAGACCCGGCAGATTGCTATGTGTGGTCATTCTGTTACTGTTCATTAAAAGATAAAAAGCCAATAATAAAACCGTCAATAGATGATTTTATATTATTAATCAAAACATTAAGAAAAGACACCCGGATATACTTCCACAACTTAAAATTCGATGGGACTTTTATTATAGATCGTTTATTGCGTGATAATTCTTTTAATTGTCTATCAAATGAAGAACACAGTGGTGAAAAGAAATCTAAAATGAAAAATTATGATTTTTGTTATTTTATTTCTGATATGGGTCAATGGTACAGTATTACAATTAAAATCAATGATATCTTTGTAGATATTTGGGATTCGCTTAAAATTTTACCTTTTACATTATCCAAAGTTACAAAAGACTTTGACACCGAACATAAAAAAACCGAAATGTCATATAGCGATAAAAAATCATTATCCGATTGTTTGGAAAAAGACATTGAATATATTAAAAATGATGTTTTAGGACTAGCCGAAGCAATAGAAAAATTCAATTCTTTGTATTCACTAGATTTTTTGACTATCGGAAGTGGCGCGTTAAGTGAGTATAAAAAGATTATAAGTAAATATAAAATGAATGAAAAAATATTTGTGGCTCATGAACTAACTGTTTTTTCAGAGGAACAAAAAGCAAGATACAACAACAAAACATCTATCGATTTAGGTTTACCGCTGATCGACGATCTCGAAAAATGGTTACGTAAATCATACAAGGGCGGTTTTTGTTACGTCAATCCCAAATTTCAAAACAAAGAAATTAACAATAACATTTCGGTGTATGATGTTAATAGCCTTTACCCTTATGTAATGAGCTCGCAGTTATATCCAATTGGAGAGGGTACGGAGTTTTATAACGCTCCCGAGATCGAGTTTAAGAGCAAAACCCGGGAAGAAATGTTGCAGATTTATTATTTTGTACAAATCAGGGTAAACAAAGTAAAATTAAAAAAGGGCTTTTTACCAACGTTTCAGATTAAAGATGATTTGCGGTTTAAGCACAACGATTGGATCACAGAAATAAATGTATCTGATTATGTTACTTTAACATTAACACAAACAGACTATCTGTTATTAAAAAAACATTATAATATAGGTTATATCAAATTTATAGGCGGTTTTTATTTTGAATCAACCTATAAAAAGAACATATTTAAGGAATACATATCCCATTTTATAGAAATCAAGAAGAACAGTGTAGGTGCGCAACGTGCAATTGCCAAATTATTCTTAAATTCGTTATACGGCAAATTTGCAACAAAACGCGAAAAGGACTACAAAATTTTAACATTAAAAGATGATGTTATGTGCTACCAAAATATCAAAAGCAATGTTTTAGGTAAAAGTGTTAATATTGCCATAGGCGCCGCTGTGACAAGTTATGCGCGATTCTACACGATCACACACGCCCAAATGAATTTTGATCATTTTGCATATGCTGACACTGACAGCTTACATTTGGTAGGTTGTAAAAACCCGGTCGGGCTCCGCATAGATGATAAAAAGTTAGGCTTTTGGTGTGAGGAAAGCAAAGACAAACACTACACACAAGCAAAGTATTTAAGGCAAAAAACATATATTGAAATAGGGAAAAACAACATTGATTTAACAGCCTGTGGAATGGCACCGACTGCAAAAACTTTAATGATCGAAAAGATTAAACAAAGCGGATTAAATGCGTTTTCTATTGGTGAAGTGTTGGAGGGTGCTAAACTTCTCCCGGTATTAGTAAAAGGCGGCACTGTTTTGGTTAACTCAGATTTTACTATAAGAAAATGAAAAAATACTTGACTTTTATTTTTAAGTATGATATAATTACAATGTAATCGAAAGATTACATGATAGATTAATAAAGAAAATTTTAAGAAAAGAGGTTAACAAAATGAAATCTATCAAAAAGACATTCACAATGACATCAGCGAAAGTACTTGTTTACGATCGCGACATCAAGCGAGAAACTGAAAGAGTCTTTGACTTTAACCGGAAGTTATCGCCGAAAAACCTTAAAAAAGAAGTGCAAGAGGTATGCGATCAAAACGATCTTTCATTGCTTGAAGTTAGGGCGGTAAAGGACAATAAGGTTACTTATACAATGTCCTTTAACAAGTTCATTGCATTAGCCGAGAAAGTGGAGGCTAGTACAGATGAATAATGTATCAATCATGGGTCGTTTCTGCTACGATCACAACGTTAATGTTACAAAATCGGGTAAAGAGGTATTAAACAATGTTGTTGCCGTTCCTCGTGAACATCTCAACGCGGACGGAGAGCGCGAAAGTGATTTTATTCGTGTTACCGCATACGGCAACACCGCCGAATTTATCGAAAAATACTTCGTTAAGGGTTCGCTTGTAGCGTTAGAGGGTACGATCAATACTAATTTATGGGAAGATGACAAAGGCGAGAAGCGCAACAGCACATTTATCACTGTTCGAAATGTGAGTTTCACAGGCGAACCACAGCCCGAAAATAAACCCAAAAGTAAAAGATATAACAGAAGATAAAAAACAAAAAGCATAGTATTTCATTTCACACAATTTCATTAAATAACCGCTGAGAAATCAGCGGTTATTTTTTTCAAAAAACACTTGACTTTTTTGATAAAAAATTGTATAATTTATTTGTAATCAAAAAGGGATTACAAAAATAATCAATGAAAGGGAAAGGGAGTTTTGATTATGACAACATTCAAAACACTTACAGAAAAGGAAATATTAACACACGCATGTGAAAGCATTGCGAAATTATGGGCGATAGAATTTGATTTGTGCAGAATAGCGGAAAGAAACGGCGAAACCGACGCAATAGCACAGCTCAGAGAGAAAAAGTATGGCGACCAACTTGACGAAATCCACGACAGATTGGTAGAGTTAGAAAATGGGGAGGCGTAACAGCCGCCCAACCGATTAAAAGCAGTGTGTTGATCTCTCAGCACACTGTTTTTTAATAATGAAATGAGGAGTCGGACCGTCCAACTCCTCATTCCTATTAAATAAATATTTTAATATGGTTCAGATGTATCAGCTACAAACGGTGTAGTACTGTTCGCCCTGTCATAATAGTAAGGTGAACCGTTTACAACGATCCTTGACCTGTTGTCGGTTGTTGGGTTCAATGCTGTTACGTTGCAACAGTTCAAAACCGGGTTGTTTTGTGACAATCCCTGTGAGAAGGTCGCAGAATTGAAAAAGGTGTGGAACTGAGTATTTCCGGCGTTCGCCGTGCCAAATACAAGTGTGCAACCGTTAGCATTCAAATCTACATCATAAGACGAATTTGCCACATTAGACATATCAAAATAAATAGTTGAACCTTCAAATTCTGTTTTGTATGTCGTTCCGCTCGGTCTTGAAGTCAAAATAGCAAAAGTATTTTGTCCACCGTACCACCTTATATTGGAACCCTGTCGGATTCTCATAGGCGCATGAAGATATGTACTCATTGTGAAACTTACGTTTCGCACATATCCGGTCGAGCCGATGAAGTCAAGTGAATGGGCTTTTAGTACATTTATTCCCACATAACATCCCCAGAACTGCACCGCGCCGTCACCTGTTGTATTGTCGATCACGCCAGACAAATCAACATTTGAAAGTGCAACCGCTGAGTTCTCAAAGTATATTGAGTCCTGCCCGGTGAATTTCAAGGTGTTATTATCTCCGTCACCTATGAAATTAACATGACAGTTATAAAACACAGTTGCGTGATTTTCGTCCGATGTGAAGTTGATAATAACATTTGGAGCAGTTGCGGAAATGTGAAGCGTGATACCGTTAAAAGTATCAAGATTCGTTACGTTGTAGGTGCCACCGCGAACAATAAACGCACGAACATCGGTTTGACCCTCTGCAAAGAATGATAAAAGCTTATCCACTGTTTTAATTGGTGTGCTTGGGTTGTAAGGATTAGCAGAATCATCATTACCGCTAACACCGTCAATATAAACCCTTTTGGGTTCACTGGTAATAAAATCTACGTGGGTAAATGATTCTTTTTTCAGCTGATCGATGTTCTCGTTAGCAATAAGAACGTTTTGATTGTTGCCCTGTGAGTCAATAATAGGCAACGCCTTAAAGTAAGGGGACAGAGTGTCGAGCGGCTGATTTACTCGGACGCGATCATTAGTATCGATGATAACATTACCTTTTAATTTATTATTGTTACCATTTAATATAACATTTTCACCGATCAGCTCAACGTCATTATTAGTTGCAAATTCAATTTTGCCGTTGTTGCTTGTGAGTTTAAGCTGTCCGCCTGCCGTGATAAAATTGTTGTTGATGCCGTTATCAACACAGGGTACAGCGGTATTTGTTGAAAATACAAAAGTACCGTTGTTTCCGTTCGTGGTAATGGGGGATCCGCTGTTAATCTGAATTACGCTATCACTGAAAATAACATTGTTAACATTTTCAATCTGCAATGCAGTATCAATATTATTTGTAGTTGATTTAAGAATAACAGATGTTAAATTTGTTGTTGTGGTACCGCTACCGTTTTGCAGATATATTCCTACATCTGTAAAGCCTTCTACAATTACATTGTTTACGTCAACATCAAACCCATTTGATACAACATTAAAGCAGGATGTTGCATTTTTTATCCTAACGTTAGATAAATTGATTTTAGGCGTAGCGCCTGAGAAATCGATAACAAAATCGCCGTCAGTGCCGTCGAGTGTTATGTTTCGGCACTCAAAAAGAGAATTATTCACGGTTGAAGCAAACAGACCGCCCGAAACGTTCGGATTATTGCATTTTATTGTTGTTGTTTCTCGACCATATCCTACCAGTGTTAATTTGTTAAAAATCGAGATATTCGCATAATCAAAACCGTTAATTAAATAGTTACCCGAAGGGAAAAACAATGGCAAATATCCGTGCGCTTTTGAATATTCGCAAATCCTAATAAATGAGTTTGTATCGTCGGTCATACCGTCACCGACCATAGCCGGAATGTTCTCCGGTGGGTATTTTACATTGAGCATAAAATCAGAAATCAAATCCGCAAGTACCGACTCCATTCCTTCGCGCTCAACATATGACAACACCATGTTGTAAATGACATTGGGAATTTGATTGTTGTTTTCGATCAGTTCGTTTGTCTTTTCAGTTAGTTTTGCTATTAGTTCAGTGTAGGAAAATTCATCAGTAAAGACAAGTGGGATAATCTGATTAAAGAACTTTTTAATCAATGGGATATTTGTTATTTTAGCAAAATTTTCTTCCATTACAATTCTCCTTTCGTTTACCATATTGACATAAAAAGTGGTTGCAATTCATTAATAATCATTAAGTCAATGTTAAGATATGATTCTCTTAATTCTTGTAGTAATTTCACATAACTTTCACTATTATTTTTGCCTTTGACTCTTTTGATAATATTTTCATTTGTATTACTGTCGGTATTGTTTTTTGATTCCTCGACATTCTTCCCTATGTTCCTATTCATTCTATTTTCAAAACTTTTTTCGTTTTTGCTTGTTTCACGTGAAATAGCAGAACCCTGTGTTGATGTATTTTCTTTGTTGTTGCGATCATCTGTATTTTTTCTAAAATCGGTTAAATAGCGACCTTGTTCTATATAGGTCAAATCATTTTGCGGAGTATTGCTATAATAGTTTCTGTCAACACCGTTTTCGGATCCGGTTCTATTGGTGTTACTGTTATTTGAGTTAGTGCCGCTCAGTTCATTAGCTGTTAGTTCTTTACCTAAAAATTCATTGATGTTATTGGAATTAGTTTCGCCTTTTAACTCTGCTAAAATCTTTGATATAGTTTCTCTGTTGATTTCCTCGGTATAGTCCACATTATTAAAAGGGTCAAACTTTATCAACTCAGATAAATAAAGCTTGTTATAATACGGCATGATTTCATTTAGTTTTGTATTCAGTCGCATTTTCCATTGACCTACTGTTTCAACGCCTATTTCATAATAAAAATAATGTTCTAAAATCTTACAGCACAAGTCATTTTTATAGTTTTCATCAAAAATAGGAAAATTCAAGAAAATAAGAGGAATTGAACGCTCAACAACTGATTTATAGTTTTTGAAATTGACTTGTTCACCTGTGATAGATTCACATATAGTTTTAATCGTCGTTGTATATCTGCTCATTCTCTTTATCACCGCCTGTTGTGAAATTTTCTTGTATACTAATTTCCAAATCAAACTTACTATTGATTTCTTCAACTGCCTGTTGTCTCGGTTCAAATCGGCTATACCTATATATATTATTGTGTGCGTTCGCGTTTTCAACTTCCGTTTTAATTAGTCGCTCTTTTTTCTCGAAACTAACCGAATTAACGCCAAAGGTCGATAAAATCTCACTATAAAGATTTTGTTTTTCTGCGAATAGTTTGTCACAAAGGAAAGGCGCGTTAATGTTCATGACACTAAACATATCTTTATCGAAATTCTTCATTGTGAAAATATGCGGCTGTCCGTTGTCAATCTTCAAGAACGCATTTAACGCACTGAGTTTTTGCGATTCATCACAACTAATCAAAATAGGCGTTTTTTGGTTTTCCAGATTAATGTTATAAATCTTGTCAAGCTCCGTCAATCTGTTTGTATAATAATAAATATCATTTAACAGAGGAACGCGCAAAGTATTATCATAGATCAAAACACATTCGTCATGGTTCAAAAATCTGTGATACCCATTATTCGCGAAAACTTCAATTTTAATCGGGTTGTTATAAAAGTCAAATGCTCCGGCTGTGTTAAACGGTAATATAACAAACTTTTCTACTTCTTCATCATAGAAAAACGCAAGTTGACCGTAGCAAATCAACGCTTGTTCTATATACCGCTTGTCAATCTCCGGCGGCAAATTCTCCCAATTAAAAACAGAGGTTGCAAGGGTCAAAACTTTATTTCTGTTGTGAAAAAACGCGCTTGTGACTTCATAATTATTTTTGGTTTCGTATTCCTTAAAAATATTTTTACTCAAAATATCACCACCTTAATAAGGTTTATTTGCGCTAACTTTCGACCAGTCGCGAATTTTTCCGCGCGTAGTCCAGAATGTTGTGCCCTTGTTAAAAATTTCATCAAATTTTCTGCGCGCGGTATCAGGCATAGAACCGCTCACACCGCTGTCACGTGTTTTTACATAGGTAAAATACAACCGCGTGTTAATGTTCGGCGATGTGCATTTATTTTGCGCGTAACCGTAACGATCAAAAAACCAGTCGATCAACTCCAATTGTTGGCGTAAAGGCGCGAGAGTTGTGACAGAAAACCCGATCTCATTATTGATATAGTTAAGTAATGAACTTTGAGAACCGTTTATTTTATCCTCGGCGCGGCTGACTTCGTATATTTGTGTGCCTAATCCGGCGAGAGCACCCAAACCACCAACAACGGCACCGGGAGCGCCGCCTAACGCCGCACCGGTTGCAACTGCACCGCCTATACTAGTTATACCGCCAATCGCTGTCTGCAAACCCTTTTTTGAAAAATATTCGTTCCAAAAACTGGATTGAAAAGGAAAAACAGGGAAATCAGAATATGAGAGGCTTTTTAGTTTCCGGGTGAGATCGGTTCCGACATTGTTATAATTCATCAAACGTAGTTTCGCCTCAGGCTGTGCGCCAATATCGGAAGTGGTTAATTGAAAGCGAGCAATTGATCCGGTTATATCCGTTGTATCATATGTGAATGATTGACCGTTCGAGCCTGATACAATAAATTTCTGATATAGCCGTGATAAAACTTTTTTATTTCGTGGTGTGTAACCGTTGATCGATACCGTGTTTATTGGTACTTGATAATCTGTATTTTGTACACCTGCGTAAATGGGACCCGCGCCAATTGCAACAATATAATTTGTATAACCGGAGTTGTAAAAGTCTTTGTATTTGTTCAATACGTTAGTAACACCTGTTAAGCTCGGTATTGAAGCAATAATATTTTTGCTGTTAACATCATACGCAATAGGTGTATAACTGGTTCCTGAACCGTCAGGATCTTTGTAAAACCATATTTTTACATCTGTGTTAACTGGTATATAAAAATTTGCCGCCACCTTTAACTCAGGGTTAAAGGGTTCAGGTTCTACGTTATCATCAATTAAATCCGTTGTGCTGTGCTGACGCTCAATAAAACAACGATTAGTTACCAGATTTTCCATAAAGCTATGAATTAAATCAAGCTCGAAGTCAATTCCTATTGTGCGTTCGTTTATATAATATGTCTGCTTGACAAAAGCAAACCACAATTTATTTTCAATTGTCGGGTTACAGAATACCATATAATTAGAAGCCGCTTGTCCTGCTCCTAAAACTCCTTCTACTTCCACATGACCGCCCTCGGGTCTGATGTAGGAGAGCGGCAAGCCGCTCCCCGTATCAGATCTCGGGTAATACGTGTAAGAATAGTTAGCAGTTAAATAGTTCAAGCCTACTTGAGCGGAAGTAAAACTAACACAATGCTCATAGGAACTATCGAGCGGTACACCTTGGAAAAGGTATAAATAACTGCTTGCCATTTATAACACACCTTTAGCTTACAATACGCACTCTGATATACTGCTCATTTTTAACCGTGCCACTTTCGGCGGTTACCTTAATGTCAAGATAACCATATGTGTGCAACGGATCATATGTAGAGTCATTTCTAACCACCACAAGGGTATTGTTATCTGTAATTTTAACGTCCACAAGACCCAAATCATCGGTGATAACTGAAACTGTGGTAGTATAATCGGAGAGGTCTGCACCTACACCGCCTTTCGGTTTAACACTATAAGGCATTATCACAAAATCTCCTTGATCACCAAGCAAAAACGCTGTATCTAATCTGAAACTCGTCGGATTTGCCGCAGTAGTATGCAACGGCGATGCGTACCAAAGAGCGGCAATACTTGTAATAGTACCTGCCGGTTCAGTAGTAAACACAACAGCATTTGCAAAGGGAGATACAGAAAACGTTTTCCACGCATGGTAAAAATAATTGTGGTGAAGTGCTACACCGTTTCTGTTTTCTTCCATGCGTTCCAGATTGTCGTAAATCTGCAAATAGTCACGATCGACAAGAACGGCTTCAACCTTGCCAAGAGCTTCTTTTTCCGCAGTAGTAAAAGCGGTATAGTTCGGGTCGTTCTCGAAAATCTTGGCGAGTCTTGCGCTGTCGGTTTCGGCAAAGTCGTCGACCTCGATAATATGACCCATAAATTCAGCTTTATCAAGGTGGAAACTTACTGCCAGTTTTTCAACATCAACCAGCGCGGCAAGTGTTGATTTGATAAAAAGATACTGATCATTTCTGTCGGTGTAGTTGTGTACACCTGCTACGTTATAAGCAGGGTTCATGAAGGTAAGTGCATTTGAAACAGCCTTGAAACCAACAGCCGCTTTTGTCGCTCTGTCCATGGTATCATCGACAACATTCGCTGTAATACCCTGCGCGTTATACATTCTACCGTTAAGGATATTGCGCGCGATCAGGTATTTTGTGACCAAAAATTCATCGTAACTCACGGAAGTATAAATCGACTCAATTATTTTTGTGATCAGGTCATAAAGTCCGGACTCTGTCAAAAACGCGGTTTTGAGCTGTTCCTGTGAAACAGAGACAGGGTACATTTTCCGGAAGTTCATCGAATGGAACGCACTTCGAACGTCTGATTTGTACTGTCTGAAAATATCGTTCGCGCCTGCCGTGTTATCATAGTCGTAAACGTCAATCAGATTTACAAAAATTTCTTCGATCGTCTCACCCATCTGCAAATAACCCTTTTTAGAAAATGCAAGCGGATTTCGATACAAACGCGATGAAATAATCACGCGTCCGATTCTGTTGATCAGTGTGTTGATAAATTCATTGGCTACCGTCGGGTAGTCCATCATAATATTCCCGATCTTGTGAAGATCATCAATATTACTAACGCTCATTGTATAGTCGCGATATTGCTGACTAGCATTATCTCGGATAACGTTCAATAAGTCGTAGCTGTTTGCTGTCATGGTAACAGCGTTAGGAACATAAGGCATTTACTTCTCCTCCTTAAAAATTGATTCAAAACTTTTCTTTTCTGTTTCCTCGGGCGGTTTAGTGGTATCCTCGCCGCCTGAGAAAAAGCGATCTCTGTATTTCTTTTTCCACTTTTCAACCTCTTCTTGTCCGTTGTCTTTTTTCACTTCTTCGAATTCTTTTGTTGTGTTGTCGTAGAAGTCAGTGAAAAATTCAATGCGTTCAAGCGATGTTTCATCACTTTCGGGAAAAAACTCATTGACCTTTTCCATGAATTCGTCTCGTGTAATCATTGTTTCTTACTCCTCTCTTTTTAATGTATGTATTTTAGTTGTCCAGAATGGACATAACTAACGGAATTTGTTAATGGGTAGGCAACTTCGCACCAACCTTTATTTTCTCCTGCTTCAATGATATAGCGAACTGTTAAAACAGTACCTTTTCTAACAGTATCTAAAATACTGCCGTTCGGCTCTCTTCTAATATGCGTGCCGAAAACTGAGTTGGTAATATATCTCGGATATTTTGAAAGGGTGTTATTTGGGCTTAATCTTGTATTTTGAATATAGCCCTCACTTTTACCAATTTTAATTTTACTCCACCCGAATTTATCATCTGCAATAAACTTTACTTTACTTCCTTTTGATATTCCCTTAATGATTTTACTATCGCCACCGCAATACGCCGCAGATCTCAATTTTGAGTTTTTAGTGACAGTGACATAATACTCAACCTCAGGTAATATTCTTTCATCAATGATTTTATTAAAATCAACCGACTGCAAAACACCGTTATGTGAAACACCGTTTATTTTCCCGGTTTCGGTATACTGCCATAAATCGCAAATAAGGTGAGGTTTTGCGCTCCAATCTGCAAGCCAAAAATAGAAACCATTTTCACGGATTTTATTTATATCGATTTTATCATTAGTAAAGCTGACACCGCTATATACACCCGATCGGTAACCTTGCTTTTTCAAGATATTGCAAAAGTCAAGTATACTATTAGTCAACTCTTTTTTGTTGTAATACTTATAAATAGTCATATCTTCAATATCATAGAAAATAGGTAAATCAAATTTACGCCCATTAATAACAGATAAACAAGCCTCAGCTTCATCTTGTGATTCTTTTGACGTATATTTTGATATATAACTATACCAATAACCGCCGATTAATAATCCTGCTTCTCTTGCTCTTGTGTAGAAGTCCGCAAAACTTTTATCAAATTGATAACTTCTCCGACCGTAACCAATACGAAGTATAACACCGATAACACCGTTATTTTTTAGGCGCTCAAAGTCAACGTTATCCTGAAACTCCGATAAATCAATAATTAGATCAGTCATTTTTTACCCTTCCTATCCTCAATAAAATTTTTAATAATTTTCGGAACTTCAACACCGCAAGCGTTAAGATTTTCAAAAATACTCAACGCTTCAACAATGAAGTAGTAAACGTAACAAGCAAGTACTAATTGCCCTTGCTTGAAATAAGTTAAAATTAAATTAATACCGATCATGAACAAAACGGTTAAAATCTTCTTTAATCCACAACGCTTCATAATAGTACTTTTAAAATTGCCGTCAGCAGATTTTTCGCTTTTGCCAAAATAACATTTAGCTATTCCGGTTACAATGTCAAAAACCATTAACGCGCAAAGAATGATTAAATAAATATAGTTGAATTTAATTCCAAATACATCTATCATTATATTAACCGCCTTTATTTGTTACAAGCTCCTTTGTGTATTGGTTCACACCTTTTTCATCAGGTTATAGTATTTTAGATACGGCGCTAACCGTTGAAATCATCTAAAAACCGCGAACCAAAAACACAAAGTCACTTAATTAATTAAATTGATAATATCAACGCCACTTATGCTTGTAGCATATAAGCGAGAATTATCAAAATAATTTCTTAAAATAGTTACTAACTTCGGATTGATTAAAATATATCTATTATCCGTTGTTATGTTATCACGTGTCAACACGTAACGTCTCGGAAACTCACTGTTGACATTTTCAGTTATTAGAATTAACTCGCCATTTTCCCAAACGCCAAATAATTTATTATTGTGCTTTATAGTGAAATAATATCGAAATTCTGATAAATCATAATCTAATAAAATTAAATCATCAGTATTTCGTAAATAATTATTTTTTTTCGTTAAATTATCATAATAAGCCGAATTTGCAAAGGCTTTAAGGAAACTAGATTGTTTCATTGCTTCTACTGCTGATTCGTTAAAATTACGCTCTAAAACATAACCGTTACCGCGTATAAATTTTGAACCATTCAACAGCATTTTTTTAGAAATTCCCCAAACATTATAGTATGGGTTATTCATATCAATTGAGTTTGACAACATAAACATTCTAACATACCTATGTTGTTTTCCTTTTCCTCTTGCAACAGATGTAAAAATTGACATAAACTTGATAATTTCATCACTAGCATAATTACCGTATTCACTTTGAAATTCATCAAATATAATATAATCTATATCGGTAAATTCTAACGACTGCTTTTTCACTTGTTCAGCCGCATTAAGAGCAAACGCATAACCGCAAGACTTATCATTATAAAACAACTCGTGATAACTTCCATGTGCTCTTGATTTTTCGGTAAATTCTCCGTTATAATTATAAATATCTTTAATAACCTTAAAGAATTTATTTGAAACTTCTGATATTTCATATTTATAGCGATATAGTAAACCAAATTTTTGCCCATGCTTCAAAAACTGTTGGAAAACATAATTGTTAAAATTTACAGTTTTTCCGGCACTTCTATTACCCTCAACAATTACTATTTCGGGCAACTCTCCGTTGCGGTCGAGTATGGTTCTGATCTTGTCACCGTTATAATATTTGCTCATTTTTTAATTTCCTTGTTATCAAATATATGTTCTATATATATTATATAACATTTTATTTTCAATGTCAACTACTTCCCCAACTTTTTTCCAACAAATTTTATGTTCGATTGGCGAAGCCGCCGCCGCTCGAATGCTTGTTTGATAGACCACTCGGGCGCCGCTTACACGTT